AAGGAGTGTTTGCATTTGAGTCACTATAACATCTAACGCCTACCTCTGGTGCTGCACTTGGACCATTATGGTAATACACCTCGCTTAATATAGCTGGGGCACATTTGTTGTCAAAGCTAACGTTTTGAGTGCTGTCATAAGCCGTTGGGGCTGCTGTAGTAGTTGTTGTTGTTGTGCTAGTGCTTGTAGTTGTTGTTGTGGGCGGTGCTATTGTCGTAGTAGTTGTTGTAATTCCTTGACAAGTATTACACCCAGTTACTATAGTGTAACCGCTTATGTCTATACTATTTTCATCTCCAGCGTTTGTATCGTATTGGTTTTTAGTTGCTGTATTGTTTACAAAATAACAAGTTCCAAATATAGATACGGCATCTGCAGCTTGTGAATCTTGAGAATCAAATAGAGTTGCGGTTGTTCTAGCTACTCTGTCTATTGCTTCACTACATTTTTTTAAGAAATAATAGTTGTACGTTTGAGGGGCTAAAGTTGTACTTGTAGTCGTTGTTGTTGATGTGGTAACACAGCTAGCACTATTGCTTTCAATAAGAGCGTCATAAGTTCCACAGCTTCCATTTGCATAAGTACCCCTTAAGTCGTTACCGTCACAATATGTAGATATTAAAGTTCCATTAGCTAAACAAGTTGTAGACGTTGTTGTAGTAGTAACACAACTTGGACTGTTAGACTCAAATAAAGTAGAATAAGTGCCACAGTTTCCGTTATGATAAACTTTATATAAATCATTCCCAGAACAAAAAGTATCTCCAGTAGGTGTACCATTAGGAGGACAAGTAGTCGTAGTGGTTGTGCTTGTTGTAGTTGTTGTTATAGGCGGTATAGTGGTCGTGCTTGTTGTTGTGGTAGTGCTAGTGCTTGTTGTGGTGGTAGTTGTATTGCCACAAGTTTTATCAGCAGTTACTATAGTAGTATCGGCTGTTAGTAAATCAGTATCTGCAGTACAAATGTCTGCTACTGCTACAGCATTTTTAATTACGTTTAGTAACTCTAAACTACTTTCTCCACTTTGTAAATTTGTTGTTATGCTGTTTATTTTATAAACCCTGTCTAATATCTGTAGCGTATCGGATAGCTTATAATTAAGTAAGAATTTTAAATCAAAAAACGCTTTAAACTTTGAAAGCCTAAGACCACTTTTAAATACATCTGTTATATATGTTTCATAATAACTTTTAAATAAAGTATCAGTAAATAGACCGCTATTTGTATATTCGTTTAACTCTGCATTAAAGTTTATGTTTTCTTTGCTTATTGTGTAATCTAAAGAAACGCTATTAGAAGGTATAAAAAAGTCTGTTAAATCCGTAAAACTAGAAGTACTATCATTTAAAAACCTAATGCTATTCCCTAAATTTGTCTCTATTCTTATAGGATAAAATAAAAGAGGCTTACCAAAATAAGAGTCGTTATTGTCATCAACAAACCAACCTACCTGAATTACAGTAAGTGTAGTATTGTCTGAATCGTAAAGCCTTTCATATTTTAAATGCTCAAATGGTAAGGTAACTTCGTAAGTATCGCCACCAGCATCATATCTACCACCTCCGTTATATTGGTCAGTTCCCCAACCTTGATTAAACGTCTGTTGGTGGTTTACGGCTAATTTAGTACCTAGCCCTTCGTATTCAAGTTTAATTTTTTCAAATGGTAAAGCAGCGTCTACTGTGTGCGTATTTACGTCTATATACTTTGTGATGTCTCTAGTTACATCTGTTTCATAATAACTATCTAAAGTCTTTACGTTTATTATTCCATTTTCAGCATAAACAGTAAGATTAAACATTTTAAATAGACCAGTTAAAAAGTCTATTATTTTCATTTCTGGTAGTTGCTGCGTTATGATAAAACTTCTAGTTAGGCTAATAGCTTGCGTTGGAGATACGTAAGAAAAACTTTCTGGATAGTTTATACTTGTTATATTCCAAGTAACTTGTATATTTATAGCGTTTTTTGTTTGAACAAAAACAGTATAACCAGTACTAGAGTTTGTTAGTATTCCACTAATGTTAGAAGAAAATCCATTGTCATCCGTAAACTGTCTAAAAACTAATCCTTCTTTTTTTATTATAACCGTATAAGGGTCTGCTGTATTTGAATTAACAACTAAATTATAATTTACTCCTTGTGCTGAATTAAAAACTAATATCCTATCAGGGTACATAGCAACTTCTTCCATTTCATCAAGGTTTTCAGTCCATCCATTTACTTGATATGTAAATTCTGTTGAATCAAATACTTCCCCTTTTTTTCTGTGCATCCACATATAAAGGTCATTATATGCTTTGTTATTTTCGTTAAAGAAGTCAGTAGAAAACGTAATACCATAAGTAGAATTTTCAATAGCTTTTATAATAGCCTTAATAGGTAAAGCGTATTTTAGTTCTGTGTATGGCACTCCTTGCATTACACTAGCCTCTCCATATAGATTGCCAGAACCAACTTCAGAAGTAACACTATTATAATATAACCGTTCTGTGTGTGTTATTAAAGGTGCTATTATCTTATAGTTTATTCCATCTACAGCAATAGTTGTTCCAGTTTCTAATGCACCTCTTACAGCAGCAGCGTCATAATCTAAATTAAAATTACTTAACCAATCTAAAGAAGATAAATTATCTTCAGCTAAAACGTCTTTTAAATTAATTGTACTTCCAAAAAAAGTAATACGATAAGCATATACTTGACCATCCTTTAAGTCTACACCTTCTAGTTTTACCTTACCATCTCTAAAGGTCTTAGAGTTTAAATCTATGTTACTTGTTTTTTTTGTTCTAGCATCAAAACCCCCAAAGATATTGTAGTTGTAATAGTGTTTAAACAACTTATTATTAGTAGGGGAAGCTGGTAACGTAAAAGTTTTAGTAAAGTCTGTAAATACCTTTGATATGTCTTTTATGTTTTGTATTGTTTGAGTAATCTCTACAGATTCATCCGCAAACATATCCACTCTTTGACCTTCTATATAAAGCTGTACTAACTGCATTTATCTAATGTTGTTTATAGCTTGAAAAGCAAATTCACACTCTATAGTATATTGTATTAGCTTTTCGTTTACTTTATTTTTATACTGTAAGTTTTCTGTAGTTACTATAATTGGCAAAACAACTCCGTTAATAGTAGCCCATACACTTTCTGAAAGCAACAACTGTTTGATAGGTTCGTTCATTGTCTCATCTACAAAAGAAGTGTTTAAAGTTATTCTTTCATTTCCGTTTGACCTTAATATATTGTCTTGATGAGAGTTTATAGAATACCCTCCACTTTGTGAAATGGTATGTCTTTTATATCTGTCTTTACTAACTGTTAAATTCTTAGTGAATTTCTTGAAAAACCAAAGGTCTTGTAAAGCACCAAACTTATTTACAAAAGTTACTTTAATCGGTGTGAACTTAGGTTCGCATAGTCTAACAATAGTAAACACTTGACCAGCCAAAGTAATAGAGGTTGTTGCAGTACTAAAAGCACTATATACTATTTGACCATCTACCTCTCTTGGTATAACACCAGCTGTGCTTTCTGGCTGGTAAATAATTCTATTACTAATAAGCAAAGAGTTTGGAAGCGTTACTGCATTTTTACCTTCTTCAAAATTACTATAGCCATTAAATCCTTCGTGAAAATAAGGTGCGTCTGCTCCAACTTGTGTACCACTACCCTCTAATCCATCATAATACTTTACCGTAATGGTTAAAGAAACTGTATTGCTTGTGTACGTTCCGTTAAAGGAGTCTATTAAATAGTCTTTAGATAGTTCTGCTATTTCAAATAAAGCCCCATTAGCGTTGTCTGTGTTTTTAATTATAGTATAAACCAGTACATTCTCTATTGATAACTCTAGCTTTGCACTTAATGCTGTGGCTCTTGGATCATAAATAAAATACGGACTTCTTAATAGTATATTTGCCATCTTATTTTGTTGTTGTAAATTTCATAAAGTCCATTACTTCTAATGCGTATGCTTGTACTAATTCTTCTGGTAGGTTCTTAAATGCTTTTTCAAATGGTTTGGTAAAAAACAAACTTGGTTTAATACCTTTTTTAAATATAGACCTAGATATTAAAAACCCTATAGTATTATAGTTTCCCTTTTGAAACTTTCCTTTTGCATCTCTTAATCTAATGTTTTTACCTTTTGCCCACATTGCCAATGGCTTAATAGGTGGCATCTTGTTTTTGTAAGAGTAAGGTGTATTGTATTTCTTTTCCTTACCACTTACCCCTTTGTCTTGAAACGTACCATACTCATTCATTAAAAAAGCTAACGAGAAGCTGTTAGGGTTTTCTTTTACTGTATATCCAATAGAATTATAAAGTCCTTTAGAAGCGTTCTTTTGCCCTTTAGTTAGGTTTGTTCTGGACTGTTGAACAACATACTTAGCAAACTTATTTAATGCCCCTCCAAGTTCTTTCATTTAACAGATTGTCATATCATTAGGAATCAATACATCTAGGCTTAAAGTCCACCCAGCTACCTTGTTTTCAAACCTATCTGTAAATGGTTCTACATTAGGTGTACCAGTTAATTCATATAGTTCATCTCTTAGGTTTCCCCTTCTTAATAATTCAAGGAGTCTATTAATTACAGCTAACTGAGTGTTTAAAACATCTTGTTCATTGTTGTTTCCTAAGAATTTATCTGTTACTGCCTCTTTGCTTTCATCTACTATATCCATACAAATAACAGACAAACTAAACTGCCAAGCCGAACCTAAGTATGTTGCATTGTTTACTATAAAATGAGATAAAGGAAATATATCTTGCTTGTTTAAATCTACCTCAAATATGTCTCCATAGGTAACAGTATTAACAAAAGCATCTAGGGCTAGTGTTTCTTTTATCTTAGTAGTGATGTTGTAAAAACCTTTCATTTTTTAAAGTTGTTTTTTATCATTCTGCTTTCAAACTCTGCCTTCTCCTTTTCAAATGCTAAATACATTAAGCAACTATGTAAGGAAAGGTTTGTAATTTCTGTAAATCTTCTAATGTCTCCCTGAGCAAGTGTGTATATTTCCTGATAGCTTCCCCATTTTCTACCGAAATTTGACCGCTCATCAGTTCCTTCTGTGCTTCCTTCTGTAAATAGTTCGGGATAGCTTTCAACAAGTCGCCTGTTAAAGTCCAAAAAAAAACCATTGCACCAAATACAACCCCTAAAGGCATTTGTTTCATTAACTCGCTATGTTTATGCGTACCTCCATACGGTTCTAATAAGTATTTATTGCCTATCTTATTAGTAATTGGTCTATATAAAACAGACATAGCTTTGTGCATAGTCTGCCAGTCGTTTAAATAGCTTGTAACGTCTTTGTTTTCTCCATAGGTAATTTCATCTATGTTAGGTAAGAAACCAAATGTAACGCCTTGTAAATTGAATTTAAGACTATGTGATGGTTTGTTATCAAATAGCTTGGTTAGTCTTTCAGAGTATTTATCTACATCGCTATCTTTAATAGTACCTAAGCCTTTTAAATTAATGTCTAATAATATACGCACAATATCCCCATCAGTAGGTTCTTCAAGTCTTAGAAGTTCTTGGTACTGACCTAGTGTTATTTCGTTTAGATTCTCTGGTATATTGATTTCAAACTTCATAAATTAAAAACAAAAAAAGAGGCTCGCTGTATAACGAACCCCTTAATTATCAAAAACAAACACTAAACTATCTTTTATCGAAATAATACTTATACAATTCTTTTATCTTATTATACAGCTCATTATTCTGCTTGTATATCATTTGTCCTTTTATCTTTTTACCTCTATAGTCTACTTCTATATGGCAGTCTGGTAATCTCCTACCATTGCTTTTAGGTATAGGTACTGGATAAATAGTTATATCATTCTGCCAAGCCCATTCTATTGGTTCCATTTGTCATAAAGTTTTAAGCCTATATAAAAGACTACCATAAAAGTAATCCCACTTATAATAGTAATTAAAGGGTTAAGAAATAAAAAGCATAGTAGATTTATTAAAGCAAAGAATAAGCTGGTAAATAATATTATAAGCAAACAGCCTATAATGATTTGAAGTATTCTAATTTTCATAATGTTTGTTTTGTTAAAATTAAGGGGGCTTTTACACCCCCATTGTTTTTATCTTAAAATATTTGCTCTAATTGGCAAGCATATACGTTTCTAACTATTTTACTCTTCTTGTTAGCCCCTATTATTTTTACGGCAACTTTACCACTAAAATTCATAGTCATAACTTGCACAACATCACATCCCCAAAATACTATTTCATTTACTTTTGGAGTCCAATTTTTATTTTCCATAATGTTTATTTAAAGGGGGTGTAAAAGCCCCCTTTGATTTATTTTTTTTTTAATGTTGGATAATCTGGAATGCAATTCTGCTTATAAAAATTCCCCGTATGTTGGTTCGCATTCGTCTACATCATTTTCATCATTAGATGGGTTGTATTTTAAGTATAGTTCGCCATCAGTCAAATCTTGGTCTAAGCAATCGTTATCAAATATAGCATCATAGATAGCTTGTCCTCTTTTACCATAACCATCCCAACCACTTAAAGATTGTCTATGTAATGGTACTTCTTGTTTAGGTGCTTTAAACCAATCTTGTTTCAACAACCAATCTTGATAATTTTTTGGTGTGTTTTCAAATTGTTGTCCTTTGTGCTTTCCGAATCTAAGTGTCATAATATTTTTTTTAGTTTGTTATTGATACTCAAATATACAACCCTTATTTAGATATAAACAAGTTATTATAAACTTTAACATAACTTTAACATTTGTTAATGTGGTATAAACAATACCTTATCGGGTATAATATACGTTAATTTGCTGTAAATCATACCTTATCGGGTATAACTTTTAATATATATGATACTCCCCTTTGTGTGGGTCTGCTAATTGGCTAGTTAAAGCATATCTACAACTGTCTATTGCGTGGTTCCAAGCATCAATAGGTTTGTTTAGTTTGTTCCCTTCTTTGTCTTTTAACCAGATGTAGTTTCTTAATTCGTTTATAAGGTTCTTACTTCTAGCAGTTACATATACTTCATTTTGATTGATGAGGTTTATACCATATACAATACTGTCTCTGCCTTTAGATACTGGAAGCAAGGTGTGTCCGTAACTGTTTAGTTCTGCTATACTTTTAGGTTCTGCACTATCTGCATATATTAACTCTGTACTTTCGTGGGACTTTAATAGATTGCTTATCTCTGAGTTAAGTAAACCCTTCTGATAAAAGACCTCATCAAATATATAAGCGTTATTCCATTTGTATAGTCTAATGTAACTTGTAGGGTCATTGCTGTACCCCCAATCTAAACCACCGCATAGTAACCTAGCCTCTTCTGGTAATGTGTTTAATTCTTTCCAGTCTGTTATACATACGCCCTCTAAAGAACCTACTTGACCTAAGCCATATACTTGCCACCAGTTAGACCAATAAGTAGATGTGGTAGCTTTCTTCTTTGCTCTCTCTATTTCTTCTATGATAGTACTTGGTAATGCTTCATTATCCTTGTAGGTTAATATAACAAATTCGCTATCTGGTTCTATTAGTACTTCCTTGTGTGCCCAAAATTCTGATGTTGGATTAAAGTCAATCCATATAGTACCGCTTGTTCTTACCGCTAATTGATTATAAGCATCAAAGGGTATGTTGTTAGCCTCGTTAATATAAAGTACATTACGCCTAGCCCCTCTTAACTTATCTGGTTGGTCTACACTAAAGAACTCTATATAACTTCCATTAACAAAGGTGTATTTTAAAGTACTCTTATTAAACTGCCCATCCCTATACACCCTAAGCATTAACATAATCTTTAAGAAGTCTTTTAAAGCACCTCTACGTAGATGAGGTATGCTTTCTGCCACTACCGATATTTCCAAGTCTGGGTTCTCTATAGCTTGGTTTATTAATATAGGAAGTATTCCAAAAGTCTTACCAGCAGAAGTACCCCCTTGAATAACCCTTTTACGAGCCTTTAAAGCGTACATCTTTTTAATTGCAGTAGTTACTACAAATTCATCCATAAAGTTTCTTATTCTTCTCCTACGTAGAAAATAGGCTGTTCTTGGTTTACGTTTAAGTCTCTAGTTTCTTTTGGCTTACCAGCATAGTAATTAAAGTATAACTGAACAAATTTAAAGTCTCCAGCTTCTACACCTTTTTCTAATGCCTCGTATGCTTTGCTTAACATTGGCGTTAGCTTTTCAATCATTGCAACCTCGTCACTCTTGCTAGGTCTGCCCCCTTTGTTTCCTATAGTGCCTTTGTTGTTTACTCTGTTATCCATAATCAGTTTAGATTAGTTTACTAATTAAAAACAATTTGTTTGGCTGTTTGTTAAATGTTGGTTGTATCTGTTGTTATGGTACATTGTCAATCTGTACAGCCGCCAGAATTGCACCCAGACCCTACGCCAAAGATAAAATCAGTTTGCAATCCTATTTTCTTAATTTTATTCATAGACATTTCTTTTTTGAATTTACCCTTACCTTTTTCTTGGTCAGCAAACCATTGCATTTTCAACGGTTCGTCATCCCAGTTTTTTCTTAATTGTTGCACTGGCTTATGGAAACAACCTACGCAATTACTGTCTTTAGGAAAATTTATTCCAGAATTTAAACTCCATTTATAAATTTCATAATGTTATATTTTATCATCAACTAATGGATATTCTACCTCTCTATATTTTTCAAATATCCATTTATTTCTGCCATTATCTGAAAAACCATTATGGAACTTAAAAATTGTATTTTCATAATTTACTCTATGCGATTCATCATATCTAATACCTAACCTTGTTGATACAATTTCTTTGATTTCATTTCTACAAAATTCTGCGATAGGTTTTAATTTCATTTCAGTAGTGCAAAATCTTGTCATTTGGTTTGGCAAATAATTTGACTTGTCTTTTATAATTTGCTCAAATGTTTTGCCAGTCAGCCATTTTATTTCCGTTCCGATTAATTGCTCTAAATCTAAAATCACTTTCAAAGTTAAATCACTTTCAGCCGTTGCTACAAATTCCATTCCGATTTTATCGCTAACTAATTTAACAAGTTTTTTATCTTTAGGTGTGCATTTTTTATCTTCAATTCTTACCAATGAAAATAAATTGTAATCCGCTGGATAGTGTTTTGCTAAATACGATGATGTTTTTCCGCCAGACACACTATTCACTTTTATCATTGGTTTTATATAATGCTCCATAATTTAATTTATTACCAGTATCTCTTTTCCTTGTTTGTCTTGTAATGCTACTAAACCAAATTCAGAATCTAGTCCGTTTAGTATGTCTATTTTCCTTACTGTGTTTATTATTCTTATAAAGTTATTAGGGTCTATATTTATTCCTCCTTTACTTATGTAATAGTTATATAGTAATTGGTAATCAAATTGTTTTTGTTTTCTCATTAGTATATATTGTTCTTTCATTTTATGGCTCTATTTTTTTAATCTTTAACCCAGTCTAATTTATTACCTTTAGATAAATTATCAAACGCCCATAAAGGTTGTAAGTTAGTATAATGACATAGCTTAATAGTTTCTTGTTCTGTTTCTGCAGAAGATAAAGGTATTATATGGTCTATATGCCATTCTCCTATATTATCCCAGTTCATTCCATCTTCGAATTTAGCTTCCATAAAAGACTCTACTGTTTTCCAATTCGCCCCTAGTATTTCTTCTGTGCTGTTTTTCTTTTTATATCCTTTGTAAATAAAAAACTTTCTAAGCCTACCTCTAAGCCTTGTCTTTATTTTTCTAATTGGAGATGAATTATTGTATTTATTTTTCTTTTTATTAATTATATCTTTATTTTCTTGATTGTATATCTTTTGTTTTTCAGATAACTTTTCTTTATTTTCTTGATAGTAAGTTTTTTGGCGTAATCTTACTTTTTCTTTGTTTTCTTGATAGTATATCTTTTGATATTCAGCTTTCTTTTCTTTATTTTCTTGATTATATTTCTTATTGTAAATCTTTATTTCTTCTTTTTTATCTTGATTGTGTATCTTATGATATTCAGCTATCTTTTCTTTGTTTTCTTTATAAAACATATTGCTGGCAATCTTTATTTTTTCTTTATTTTCTTGATAGTAAATCTTTCGTTGTTCGCGGATTTTATCTTTATTTTCTAATTGATATTTTTTTATATAAATCAGCTTTTCTTCTTTGGTCATAGTTCTGCTCCTTCCATTTCTTTTATTACTACTGGCTCTGCCTCTTTACCTATCATTAATAGCATTGCGTTTATTCTTTCTATTGCTCTACTAAATTGTGAAGGAGTTAAGTTGTTTAGCTTAGGCTGTATGTTAGTGTCTGTTATTATTTGTGTCTCTATTTTTTCCTTCAATTCTTTGTTCTCTATTTTTAACAAATTATTAATTCTAAGCACTTCTATCAACTGTAATTCATCAGAGTTTAAATCTATTTGATTAAAGTCATTTATAGCCCTTTTAATAGCCTTATTTGTTATAGTGGGAAAAGTATTACCTAAAGCATTTAAAACGGCACAGTGGTTCTTGTTTACGTACTCTCCTATCTCTCTTAGGGTAAGGTTGGTATTTTCTCTGCATAGGTAATAAAATAATGCTCTACCTTCTGCATATTCTCTTTTTCTACTTCTGCTGCTTATGTCTATATTTAAGTAATTGTTTACGTAGTTGTAAATGTCTTTTATCATATCTCTAATTCTTTTTCTATTGATTGCATTGTGTTACTGTTAGCAAATTTAAGTGCTTTGTAAACACCAGCACATTTTAGGTATTGTTCTTGTTGTATTAAATAAACTAGCATCTCTTCTATTATGTAAAGAGGCGCACCGTTGTATATTTGTTCTAAAGCTATAAGATAAAATTCTTCTTTTATGTTCATTTATGGCTCTATTTTTATTCCGTTCTAAGTTTTAAAAGGTTATAACAAAGTAAGTACCTTTCTCTTGCTTTGCTTTTATGTATTTTTTTAAACAGTTCAAATACCTTTCTAGTGTATTGGTACTTAGTTACACAATTAACTAAGTATTTTTCAGTAAATTTAACACCGTACCCCTTGCAATAGTTAACATTGTCTGCTGTGTCTCCTATTATCATTTGTTCATAGAAGTTATAAAGTGCTTCTTCTTCTGTTATATCGTGTACGCATTGGTGCTTTTGGTGGTAGTTATACATTAAACAAGGGAACTGCTTGTAGTCTTTATCTATGCTAACTATCATTACTTCATTCCTTCCATATTCTTGTGTCATATTAAACCAATACTTAGCTACAACGTCATCTGTTTCTACACCAGCTTCAGCTATTCCACCATACTGTTCCGTTACAAAGTTATGTACTTGTCCTAAAAGTTCTGGTCTAGGTTGGTTCTTTCTGTTAGCTTTGTAGGTCTTAGATATTTTTGTTCTGAAATTACCTTTTGAGTTGTTAAATAGTAGGTAGTCATCTACTGGGTAAATTGCCTCTATCTTATTTACTATGCTCATAAACACTTCATCAAACTTATCGGTTGCATCTTCTATGTTATCAAAGTATGGGCTATCTTCTTTGTTTTCTCTTTTTTTAAAGCAGCTTGACCATACTAAGCTATCTGCATCTACAAGTAATATCATAATTTTAATAGCATAAGCCATCTTTTATAGTTAATCTTTTCCATTCATCTTTGTCGGTAGCTATAGAATAAATACGACCATTGCGTATGCCCTCTATCACATAAACAACTTCTAAGCTGCAGTCTAAGTCTACCCTAAAACCAGTTACTATAAAGCACCCTCTTTGTGGTTGGTATTGTATAGCACAATCTTCCACTATAGGCTCATCTACTGAGCAGCTTGTAAATAATAATATTAATAATAGTTTTTTCATATCCTAACTCATTAATGGTTTAGCCTGTTCTATTAAATCTCTAAAGTTTTCAAGGAATAACTCAGCCGTTTCTATATCTTGGAAGGAAAGAAATTCGCTAGAATTATGTAGGCTATCAACACTAATAGTGTTTCCGCTAAAAAAAATACAGAATTTACACTCGTACCCATCCCAATCCGGAACCCAACCAGACCTATAAACATCCCTTAGCTGTGATAACTGAGCAAGTGCAAGAGATGCCCTAGCTTGTTCTTCTGTTTTAAAAACGTTTCTCCCAGTGGGGTTACTGCGATTGGGAATTACAGTTATTAGAACTACATTAATTAAAGACATAGTAGTTGTATAAAACCCATTTATTTGTTTTAGATTTTCCCAAGTCTTAGGTAGTTCATTTAGTTTCTTAAACACAATATTTTCAAAAGTGCTTTTATCTTTGTCAATCTCGTAGCCTTGTGGGGCTGTAATTTTTAAGTCTTTCATTTTATATTTCTTCTTATAATGTCTATGAATAATTGTAAATCTTTTATATCTGTAAAAACTACGCTATCATCTTGAAAAAATTCTACTTGCCATTCATTTTTTAAGGCTTCATCGTTTGAGTTTGAAATTAATGAAGTGTAGCGTGTAATATCTAAATCAAAATAATAAAAGGCATTACCTCCACTTTCTTCTGCCGAAATATTTATTTTTGCAAATCCTAAGTTTGTTAATTCTTGTTCTTTCATAATTTCTATTCTTCTTCGTTAAATTCACAATGCTCCATACAATCAGAACAGATGTCAGACTCATACCAAGCCTCAGCACCACAACAATCGCTTAACATAATTTCTCTAGTATTAATCTTTTTAGTATTCTAGTGGTTCTTTCGTTTAGCATAAAGTCTACACAATTACCACCCAAGCTAATTCCGTTTATATCTACACCTTTTTCAAATGGTTCTGTATCATAGCTTCCATTCTCTGCTGGTATTAAATCATATTGAATAGTAAATTCAAGCCCCTCGTACATTATATTAGTTTCCATCTTGTTCTTTTAAATAGGTTAATACTTTGTTTAGCTCGTTGTAAGAGTGATAATTATCTACTATGTCTGCTAAGTAGATTTGATTCTCCAAAATTTGTATCGCTTGTTCTTTTTCCATATCTTCTGTTTTAATAAATAAAGCACCATCTTTATAAGTAAAAGTTAATGCCAATGTAAATACTATAATTATTATAATAGCGTAAAATGTTGTTTGTTTCATTTTCTCTATTTTTTAATTAGTGATAATAATTCATCTAAAAGTTCTTCTAATGCTGCTATTTTAGTTTCTGCAATTAAAGCCTCAAAGTTGAAATAGCCCTTGCCATCATCATCGCTATCTTTGGCTAGGCTATAAGAAACATTAATACTCTCTTTTTCGTTGTCAATTGCTTTTAATGCTCTTTTAATTTTTTCTGATAGTTTCATAATGTTTGTTTTAGTGTTATTGTTCCTTACAAATATAAACATTATTTGTTAATTAAAAATTTTATTATGTTAAAACTTTGTTAAAAAAAAAGAGAGGCTTTAGCCCCTCCTTAATATTTACTTCTCATCCTTTTTATCTGGGTCATCCTCTCGTGGTGTAGGGTCATAAGGATAATTCTTTTTAACCATCTTGCCTTTTCCTATTAAATAAAAAGCTACCACAAACACACTAATAATTATTACTATTTCCATAATTTTGAATTTACTCTTTTAATTTATCTGTCTCTATTTTTGTAACAGCCCTAAAGTGTTCTATCTCTCTTTCTAAATAGTCCAAAGCCTTTAGTAGGTCTTGTAGTTCATTATCTTTTTTGCCAGCCCTTATTATATACTTTAAGATATTACCTCTGTTAAAAGACAGCTTATAGTCTTGTATGATGTCTATAACGTCATAAGTAGTAGCAGAATAATATAGTTTGTTTCCTTTCATTTTTTTATTTTTATTTATTTTTTTGTCTAAGTAAACGTACATTTCGGGTAAACTTTTTCTTTTTATATATAAATCACTCGCCCAAGCAGCCTTTGTTAAATCATCAATAAAATTTATTGTTGGTAAATACTCAGAAACTATTTGGTATATGTGATTAAAAGTTAAATTTTCTTTCATAATAGTTTTATTCCTTCTTTAATGTTTAAATAGGTAACTTCTTTTTCTATTCTATTTGTGTTTGCAAATTGTGTTGTTGCTGGATTCTTGTTGTTAGTCTCCCATATAGGTTTTATCAAATAAAGGTTAAAAGACCATACACCCTCTGGGGTAGAATTAATATAAAAAGGTATGTCTAAATGCTTTTGGCTTTCTAGTTCCATAGCTAAGTACTTTTTCTTTTCTAGTAGTAAGGTATCGTAGTGTGCCTTTCTACATTTTAGCTCTATTCTATGACTTTCTTTTGGGCTATAACAATCCCACCTAGACATTTGATTTTTAGCTTTTACTAAGTCTGGATAGATGTTATCTTTAAGCCAGTTAAATAAATCAGCTTCAATCCAATCCTTCATAAATGTTATTAAGGTCTTTTATCCAGCCTACAATAGTCTTAGGATTACAGCTACAAGGTGTGTGGTAGGTGTGTTTATAATACTTGGCGTGTAGTTCTGATATTAGCTTTACATCTTCAATAGACAAAGTATCATTAGGGCTTTGGGTAAATAGTTGCCAATCTATTAAATCTAGCTTATCCATTTCTGTTTATTTTAATTTTATTCCACTTGTCTTTTCTTTCATCACAGCCACAGTCATTCCCAAACAGCTTTTTAACTATCCAAGCTATGCCAGTGTATTTAGTTATAATCGCCACTAAGTCTCCTAATCCCATATCTATTTAATTAGTTCATAATCTTCATTACTGTAGTCATCCCAATCCTCTTGAAATTTGTCTCTAAGGTCTTGCTTAACGTGCTTTAATGTGTGAAATATACTTACAAAACTAATATCTGTTAAAGCTGCCACACCTCTTATAGATAGGTCTGAGTCTCTGTACATCTCAAATATCTTACCGTCATACCAATAGCTTTCTTTATTTTCTGCTTTAGCTTTGTTTTGAAGT